AGGTTTTCAAGGCTATGGGTGAAGAAGATGGAATCATTATCTCTCAAGATGATGACGAAATTTCACTTAAAGATAACGAAGCTGACGTTGAATATAAAATCCAAATGGAATCTGAAGAAGAAGAAGTAGATGAAGTAGTTTACGAAATCGAAATGTCTGAAGAAGATGAAGATATGGATGAAGAGTGGAAAGAAGAAGCAACTGAAGAGTATGGTGGAAACAAGGGTAATATTCCATCCGATGACCGTAGTAAAGACGGACATTATGGAAGAGGTCCTAAGTCAACAGAAACCGCTCACGAAGAAGGTGAAGAAGACTATGTAAAAGAGGCAACTGAAGAAGATGAAGATTACGATGATATGTTATTGGCTATCGGTGACATGATGTCAAATAGAAGAGACCAAATGGTTGACCGTGAAACAATTAACTTAGACGATTATGATGATGGGGTAGACATTGACTCACTTGAGGTCTTGAAGGATATGGTTCCTAATGGACTGTGGTTCGATATGGACGGTGATGGAATGTTAGACCCTAATGAAGTCTTTAATATCTATAAAGAAAAATATGGTCAACCAAAACTTCATAAAAGAAGACCTATGGACGGTGAAGTAGCAGAAGAAGAGGCTGAAACTACAGAAACTGCAAGAAGCAATGCTTCTTTAAGAAAATTCCCAGATGCTAAAATAGCATCGGAACCAACTAAAAGGTATGCGTCTGATAGAATGAGACCAGCAGAGAGAGTTAACGAATCTGAAAAAGAGTTACAACAACTTAGAGAGAAGAATGAAGAGTACCGTAAGGCACTTAACATCTTCAAAGAGAAGTTGAACGAAGTTGCAGTATTCAACTCTAACTTGGCTTACGCTACACGTCTTTTCACAGAAAATACAACTACGAAGCAAGAGAAAATCAACATCCTTAGAAGATTCGATTCAGTAGAAACATTGAAAGAATCAAAAAGCTTGTATAAGACTTTGAAAGAAGAATTCGAAAGCAAGGAAGCTAATACAATTTCAGAATCAGTTTCTGAAAAAGTATCTAAGACTCCTGTTAAAGGTTCATCTGCAAATCTTATCGAGAACAAAACGTATGAAAATCCTCAGTTCATGAGAATGAAGGATTTGATGACGAAAATAATTAAATAAACATATTCCTTAAATAGTATTAAAAATGGGAGCATTATTAGAATCAGGTCTTGTTGGTAACATCGGTCTTAAGCACTTGAAAGTTATCAAAGAAGACACAATCAACAAATGGGACAAATTAGGTTTCTTGGACGGATTGAAAGGTCACTTAAAAGAAAACGTGGCACAATTGTACGAAAACCAAGCGTCTCACTTAATCAACGAAGCGGCAAACGCTTCTGACTCAGGTTCATTTGAAACTGTAGTCTTTCCTATCGTTAGAAGAGTATTCTCTAAATTATTAGCTAACGATATCGTATCAGTACAAGCTATGAACTTACCAATCGGTAAATTGTTCTACTTTGTACCTAAAATCCAGAACAGAAACTCTGACGGTACTCACGTAGCACCATTCGGTGCACCTAACGGTCCGTCTACTACAGATTCTAACTACGGTAGTGGTAAGAACTTGTACGACCGTTTCTACGAAGGAGAAACTCCAAACTCTGACCCAGCAGGTCTTTTCGATTACTCGAAAGGTGCTTACACTGGTTTGACTGACTCTTTGGTACCAGTAAAATGGGTTTCAGGAGCATTGGTTGCAACTACATTGGCAGACGTATTAGGTGCTGCAACAGCTAACGTTAAGTCGTTGTTGTTCGCATTATCAGGTTTCTCTAACGCAGGTGCTGGTAAATTAATCGGTCCTGACGGTAACGAAATGGATTCAGAAGACTTCTTGGCTTCATTGGAAACTTACCAAGGTTCTGACTACTATAACTTCAGAGTTGTAACTCAGAAGTACGGTAAAGGTATCGTTCAGTATGGTTCTGAGGCTACTGCAGCTTTCCCAGGTGCAGGTCCAGGTGGTAAGTACGACGACATCTGTGATGTTGACGGTATCATCTACTTAGAATTAGACTTATCAACTCCAGCAGCTATCGGTTCATCTTCATTAGATGGTTACACTGGTACTACAGTTGCTTCAGGTGACACGTTTACGGCATCTTGGAGAAGATACGAATCATTAGAATTCGAAGATAAAATCGGTGAGGTTTCTTTCGATTTGGAAGCAGTTACTGTTTCTGTTACAGAAAGAAAACTAAGAGCACAATGGTCTCCAGAATTGGCACAAGACGTTTCTGCATTCCACAACATCGACGCTGAAGCTGAATTGACAGCTTTATTGTCTGAGCAAGTGGCAGCAGAAATCGACCGTGAAATCTTAAGAGACTTGAGAAAAGGTGCTGCATGGTCATTGAGATGGGATTACAACGGTTGGAAGAGAGTTTCTAACGGTTCTGTAAACTACAATCAAAAAGATTGGAACCAAACATTGATTACTGCGATTAACCAAATCTCAGCTCAAATTCACAAATCAACATTAAGAGGTGGTGCTAACTGGATTGTAGTTTCTTCTGAAATTTCTGCAATCTTC